GGGGTCAAGCTCGTCGCAATCGCTCAACTGCGTTTCTAAATGCTGATGTTGAATTGCAGACACTTGGCTTCGATCCTGAGAAGTTACAACTTAACCAAGCCAGATCCTACGTTTCAACGGAACTTGCCAGAGTCACAGGAATTCCTGCTTATTACGTTGACGCTGAGTCTGGATCAAGCATGACTTACAGCAACGCAACTTTGGCCAGACAATCGCTCCTGGACTTCTCACTTCGCCCAATTATGACGGCGATCGAGGAAAGATTGTCAATGACAGGCATGCCAAATGACTTTGTACCAGCAAGCCAAGAAGTTAAATTCGATTTAGACGACTACTTGCGCGGATCTGCAAAAGAACGTGCGGACGTGTACAAAATTCTTTACGACATTGGGGCTTTGACTTCAGATGAAATCCGACTAGAGGAAGAAATGATCAGATGACATACAGCATACAAAAACCAATCAAAATGGACTTTTCAATTAAAGTCGAAGCTGCGGATTTTCCAAAGCGTGAATTGTCTGGTCGCATTGTGACGTGGAATGAAGAAGGCGTCACCAGCTCTGGATCGACTATGTTTCAAAAAGGTTCAATTACTTTTAGCGAAACAACAAAACTTTTGCTCGAACACCGACGCGAAGCGCCAATCGGTTTTCTTAAAAGTTATGAAGAGGACGACGAGGGAATTTACGCGACGTTTTCTATCGGTAACACCACAGCAGGATCTGACGCGCTAGTTGAGGCGTCAACTGGTCTGCGTGACGGTTTTAGCGTCGGCGTTATTGCACAAAAATACAAAAACGTTGACGGCGTTTTAGTAGTCAGCGCAAGTGCGCTCAAAGAGGTTTCACTTGTCACCGATCCAGCCATTGCTAGCGCAAAGGTCGCGATCGCAGCTAGTGAAAACAACAATTCTGAGTCCGAAGTGGAAGCAGATGAACAACCTACAGAAGGAGACAAGCAAGTGGAAACACCTACAACCGTTCCAGAAGTGTCAACCGAAACGGTTGAGGCTTCTAAGGTAGAAAAGGTCGAGGCTTCTCGTCCGCTCTACTTCTCATCACCACGTTCACCAATCACAACTGGTGGCGCATATCTTGAACACACAATCAAAGCTGGACTCGGCAACGAGGACTCTCGCCAGTACATCAAGGCAGCAGACGACAGCTTCACAACAAATCCTGCGTTTTCGCCGGTATCTTATGTTCGCGACGTAGCACAAAACACAAATGCTGATCGTCCAGTGATCGAAGCTTGCGGCGGTACACGTCCGCTTAGCACCTACGGAATGACAGTGTCTATTCCTAAAATCACTGCTAACTCAACAGCTGCAACAGTTGCAGAAGGCGGAGATCCAACAGGTACAACCGCGATTACCTCAAGTTATGTGAACGCGACAGTTATCAAGAAAATGGGATTTCAACGCTACAGCGTTGAGCTTCTCGACAGATCAGATCCTTCATTCTACGAAATCATGCTTGCCAACTTGCGCGACGCATACGCACAAGCAACTGACCAATATGTGATTGCACAAATTACAGCTGGCGGTACACAGGCAACAGCAACAGCAGCAGACTCAGCAGGTTTGATTTCATTCGTATCAACAGAAGCACCAGCTGCATACACAGCGACAAAGCGCACAGCTAAGTCATTTGTTTCTGGTACTTCTATTTGGACAACATTGCTCGGCGCAACAGATACAACAGGCCGTCCAATTTACAACGCTGGCAATCCTATGAACAACGCAGGATCAGCAATTCCTACAAGTATCCGCGGCAACGTTCTTGGACTTGACTACTACGTCGATCCAAACATGGTCGCAACTTCAATCGACGAGTCAGCGTTCATTATTGAACCACGCTCAATCGAGATTTTTGAGTCACCTGCACTGACATTGGCAACAAACGTGCCAACAACAGGCGAAATTGAAATCTCTTTGTATGGCTATATTGCAGCGCAGGCCGTTTTTGCGGGGGGTCTCCGCCGCTTCAACCTGACATAAATCCACTAATCATGGCCTAGGTGCGCTCCCGTATCTAGGCCAGCAGTTCACGAAAGGACAGAGATGCCTAGCATTATCACAGCCTCACAGCTTCGCACAGTGTTAGGCGTCTCTGTTTCTTTATATTCTGACGCGTATCTTGACTCAATCATAAATTCGGCTGAGCAAGTTATTTTGCCATTGCTTACTGCAAATCAAAACGCTATTGCTGCGGTTTATCTGCAAAACAACGTTGCTTATTACATAACACAAAAGCCAAATACATTTGTGGCTGATCAAAGCGTTGTAATTAGCGGTTGCGTACCAGCTACTTTTAACGGCACAAAAACCGTCACTTCAAATTATTACGATCCTTTTCCTTATCTGCCTTTTGCTTATCCTGCGCCTTATTTCTACTTTACTTGCGCGGTTACAAATGCAGACATTACATTTCGCCCGGTAATCCCTGCGGGCGTGGCCTACCTATCCGGGGCAAATGCGGCCACACTTTACGCCAGCACTGACGCGGTTGAACAAGCGGTCACGATCGTCAGCGTGGAGATATTCCAAAGTGTGGTCGCGCCCGGTGGTCAGATCGAGGGCGTGGACTTTACGCCGTCACCGTTTAGAATGGGTCGCAGCTTACAAAACCGCGTAATTGGCCTTTTAGGTAATTACATTGACGTTTCAACAATGGCTATGTAAATGCCTACACCAACAACTATCGCGACCAACGTTCGTGGCACACTCGCAACAGCTCTGGCTGGCGTAGCGGCTTCTGTCTATAGCTCACCACCAGAGGCCGTCATTCCACCAGCTTGCGTGATTGTCCCAGACGCGCCGTATCTTGAAACGACAACTATTGGCAAAAGCCAAGTCCGCGTCAAAATTAACTTTGTTGTAACTGCCGCTGTTGCTTACAACAACACTGCTGGCGCGCTCGATAACCTTGAGCAACTTATTATTGCGATTATGGGCGCAATGCCTACAGGCTACACAGTTGGAGATGTACAGCGTCCGACAGTGCAATCTGTAGGAGCTTCAAACCTATTAGTGGCGGATCTCGCGGTCAGCACTTACTACACACAGCAAACAATCTAAGGAGACAAGAAATGCCAACAACAATCGTCACTGGTCGCGACATAACCTTCACACTTGCGACCGTTAACTATGACGCACAAACCACGTCAGTAACTTTGGTCAATGCGCCTGTTATTACTACATATCAAACACTAGACGGCAAGGCTTACAAGCACATTGACGATCAGTGGACTCTTAACATGGAATTGCTTGCCGATTGGGGCGCAACTTCATCACTATTTGAAGCAATGTGGACAGCCTTTACATCTGCGCCAAACACAGCCCTAGCCTTCACGCTAGTCACTGCAACAGGTGCAAGCTTTGCCGGTACAGCGTTCCCAGTAGCGCCTACAGCTGGCGGCACTGCACCAGACGCACAGACCGACTCATGGGCAATGCTTTGTGCCTCAACGCCAGTTCTAACAATCAGCTAATCGAAAGAGAAACGGGAGCAAATAACAATGAAACTGCCAATTACGATCGAGTACACATCAGGCGAGTTCGGTACATATACCGCGCAACCGCCAGAGTGGGCGAAGTGGGAAAACAAAACAGGTCAGACAATTTCACAAGCACAAGACAAGATTGGTATTGCCGATCTGCTGTTTCTTGCGTGGCATGCAATGAAGCGCGAAGCTGGTGGCAAGCCAATAAAGGGCTTTGAGATTTGGTGCGAAACAGTTGCCGACGTGACGGTCGGTGAGGTTCTCCCAAAAGCTACGCCGCCGGAAGCGTAAATCGCATACTGGTTGATCTAGCCTTGGCAACTGGAATTCCAATGAGCGAATGGCAGACGGCGGAGCAGATTTACACAGCACTGGAGATTTTGGAGAAGCAGCAAAATGAGCGACAGCGTTGAGATTGCTTACGACAAGGCGGATCTGCGTCGCGTCCTAGGCGCTTTCAAAGCAATGGACGCTGAGGCCACAGTTCAGGCCAAAGCAGCTTCTGGAGCGTTGGCAGAATTTGCTCAAGACAAAATCATTGGCACATCAACTGGTCGAGGCCGCGCAGCAGAAAAAATTGCTCGTGGATCGCGAGTGTCAAAATCGTCAAAGATTGGTGAGCTGTCTTTTGGCTTTGCCGGTCAAAAGTTTTCTGGTGGCGGTACAACTCAGCAGCTCTGGGGCGGCAACGAATTTGGATCGAACAAATATAAGCAATTCCCAATCTGGTCAGGATTTGGCCCAAAAGGTCGAGGATCTAACGGCTGGTTTATTTATCCAACATTGCGCGCCATTCAGCCCGAAATCATTGCTAAGTGGGAAAATGCTTTTGACAAGATCCTCAAGGAGTTTTAAATGGTTGCGCAAAGTAGAACGCTCAAGCTCTCGATACTTGCTGACGTTGACCAGCTTAAAAAATCCTTAAACAGTGCAAATGCTGACGTAGAAGGCTCAAGCAGCAAGCTTGGAGAGTTTAGCAAAAAGGCTGGATTGGCTTTTGCCGCAGCTGGCGCAGCAGCTGGCGCTTATGCCGTAAAACTTGCAGTTGACGGCGTCAAGGCCGCGATCGAGGACGAAGCTGCGCAAATCAGACTCGCTACATCTTTGAAAAATGCAACAGGCGCAACAAATGACATGATCGCCTCTGTTGAAAAACAGATACTTAAAACATCACTAGCTACTGGCGTTGCAGACGATAAATTGCGTCCAGCCTTATCTCGCCTTGCTTTGTCAACAGGTGACGTCACAAAGGCACAGGATCTTTTAACTCTTGCCCTAGACATAAGCCAAGCTACGGGCAAAGGACTTGACAGCGTAGCCAACAGCCTTGGCAAAGCCTATGACGGCAATACAGCAGCTCTTGGCAAGTTGGGCATTGGATTGTCAGCTGCCGAATTAAAAGCAATGTCATTTACAGAAGTCCAGGGCAAGTTGTCAGATTTATTTGGCGGAGCAGCTGCGGAAAACTCAAAGACATTTGCTGGACGACTTGAGATACTTAAAGTTACATTTGACGAGGCAAAAGAGTCAATCGGCGCTCGATTGCTGCCAATCATTCAAAGCCTAGTTGAGTTTATTGTCAACAAAGTCGTGCCAGCCCTAGGCAAATTTGCAGACTTCTTTAAACCAATCACAGACGCGATTAAAGATAACAAAGAGGAATTCACAACATTTATCAACTTCATTCAAAAATATGTTGTGCCGGTATTGGTCAACGTCTTAGGCGGAGCGTTCAAAGTTGTTGGCGAAATTGCTGGCGGTGTCATTAACGTAATCGGTGCAGTAATCGGTGGACTTAATACACTAATTTCTGGAGCTGTTGCCGGTATAAATGCTCTGATCGGTCTTTACAACTCAGTGCCATTTTTGCCAAACGTTTCAAAAATTACAGCGCCAACTATTAACGTGCCAACGGTTTCAGTGCCAAACGTTACTTCAACGTCACAAGTGCCAAGCGTGAGTGTGCCGAGCGTATCTGGCGGATCAGGTTCTACAGCCACCAGCGGCGGCGGAGTTGCAGCAGCTGTTGCCGGTGCAGCTAGGGCTGGCGGTGGTTTTACAGACTCACAGAATTCAGCTCGACTTATTGCAGCTGGTGGGGCATTTACCGACTCACAGAACGCTGCCAGAATAAACCTGACAGTAAATGGCGCGATCGACGCAGAAGGCACAGCGCGCACAATCGTCAACGTTCTAAACGACTCATACTTTCGCGGAACAGGCGGCGCAGGTGCGCTGTTAGGTGCTAACGCGTGACGCAGTGGTCGCCCGTCTGGCGAGTCAAAATTGCTGGCGTAGATGTAACTGACTCAGTTCTGGCCAGCTTAAACATTACCTCAGGGCGAACAAATATCTATGAACAGGCACAGGCTGGTTATTGCTCAATTACGCTAATTGTGTTCAATCAAGCTGCTATTGACTATCAAATCAACGAGACTTTATCGGTCGAAGTTCAGGACACAGCGGCCGTTTACAAGCCTATATTTGGCGGCTCGATTGTGGACATAGCAGTAAGCGTCTCAGAGGTCGGCTCAAGCGCCTACACGCAAGAGGTGACAATTACCGCATTGGGCGCTTTGGCAAGGCTGCAAAAGGCTTTAACAAATGGCGTTTTGACAGAGGATTTTGAAGGCGACCAAATCTTGACAATCTTGCAGCAAGTGTTATTGGCTCAATGGCAGCAAGTACCAGCTGCTTTGACATGGGCTGCTTATGATCCGACGGTGACTTGGGCAAATGCCGGCAATAATGGAATTGGCGAAATAGATACACCGGGCAATTATGAGCTTGCACAGCGTTCATCATCTCGAATTGTTATTTATGACCTTGTTGCGGCTTTGGCCACGTCTGGTCTTGGCTACATATATGAGGACGCAAGTGGACTAATTTCATACGCCGACTCAACTCATAGAACGGCTTATCTGGCGGCCAATGGTTACACCGATCTAACAGCCAATCATGCGCTGGGTCGCGGCATAACGATCAAAACTAGAGCTGGCGACGTACGCAATGACGTCACCATTAAATATGGCGTTAACGGTGGCAGCCAAGTCAGCGACAGAGACGAAAATTCAATCGGCACTTACGGCGAACTTGCGCAAATCATAAGCACAACAATAAAACATCAAGCGGACGCCGAAGATCAGGCTGCGTTTTACCTAGCGTTAAGGGCATATCCTCAACCAATTTTTGACCAAATAACCTTTGCCTTAACAAATCCAGAGCTAGACAATGGTGATCGAGACAGCCTGATCAACATATTTATGGGGCAGCCAATAGCACTTAACGATCTGCCACTAAATATGTCCGCCGGTACATTTCAAGGATTTGTCGAAGGCTGGACATTTCGCGCCAGTTACAACGAACTGGCCGTCACTTTGCTCATGTCTCCTTTGGCTTATTCGCTGCAGGCTATGCAATGGGACGACGTACCACCTTCGGAAACTTGGGCAAGCGTGTCGCCAGTTTTGACATGGGAATATGCGACAATCGTGTCATGATTGAAAGGGAAATGAATGGCTAATCCAACTACCAACTACGGCTGGCCTATGCCAACCGCTACAGATTTGGTCACAGACTTACCGGCAGATTTTGCTGCTTTTGGTCAGCCTGTTGATACTTCTTTAAAAGCTCTTAATCCGGAAACAACTCTTGGCGATATTTCGTATAGATCCTCAACTGCCAACACAAACACTCGTTTGGGCATTGGATCAACGGGTCAAGTTTTATCGGTTGTTGGCGGTGTACCTGCTTGGTCGTCGCCTGCTTCATCTGGTTCAATGACTTTGCTATCAACCACAACACTTTCAGGCGCTTCAGTAACAATCAGCAGTATAGATCAGACATATAAAAATTTATACATAGAGATTGCGAATACAACCAATACTGGTGGCACTTACTATCCTAGTTTTAATCCAAACGGTTCAACAGCAATAGGCGATTTTATCTTGTTGGTAAATCAAGGTGGAACTTTTACTACAAACATGGGAAATTCTGCCCAATACAATATGAATTACAATCAAAGAAATCAAACCAGTTCAGACAATTATTACAATTTTACAATATATGACTATGCCAGCACATCAAAGAAAAAACTTTTCAACGCTACAGGTTTTCAAATTTACAGCACTTCATCAAAAGAAACATTTTTTGCAGGCGGTTTATTTAATACAACAAGCGCGATCACTTCAATTAATATTGCTACAAACCAATCTTACAACGGTGGAACTGTCTTAATTTACGGAGTCAAATAATGCCAAAGCCAATGATTAGAATTCACAACGCCGAAACTGGCGAAGTTATTGACCGCGAAATGAACGCGGCAGAGTTTAAAGAATATGAAGCGCAACAAGCAATTTATGCTGCCATGACAAAAGAGGAAGCAGATAAAGCAGCGGCAAAAACCGCTTTACTTGATCGTTTAGGCATAACAGCCGACGAAGCGGATCTTTTGCTGTCATGACTTATCCGCAAGGAACAGCCGCAGCTGTTATTGCAGCTGCACTTGCAGAGGTTGGAACGATCGAGGAAGGCGACAACCTCACAAAGTACGGCAAATACACCGGGGCAGACGGATTGCCTTGGTGTGGGTCTTTTGTAAATTGGTGCGCAAATAAAGCTGACGTCAAAATTCCAAACATGGTCAGTACAGCTGCTGGAGCGCAAAAGATGAAGGATCTTGGCCGTTGGAAAGAAACACCACAGGTCGGCGATCTTTGCTTTATGGACTTTCCACATGACGGAGTCGATCGCATAAGTCACATTGGCATTGTCGCAAAAGTCGGCCTTAAAAGTGTTTTGTGTATTGAAGGCAATACCAGCGGCACTGGAGATCAGCGCAATGGCGGAATGGTGATGATTAAACAGCGATTTTTGGGCAAAGAAATTGTCGGTTTTGGTCGCCCAAAGTACGCAGAATATGCTGGAGAATTGCCAGTTGTAGAGCTGCCAAAAGCAGCAACAAAGGAGAAAAAGAAATGAAAGAATTAAAGCCAATGCTGGCCAGTTATGCTCGATCATTTATTGCTGCAAGTCTTGCTGTTTATATGGCTGGAGTGACAGATCCAAAGGCCATTTTGTCTGCTGGAGTAGCTGCTGTCGTGCCGGTACTTATGCGCTGGTTAAATCCTAACGACCAGGTTTATGGTCGCAAGTGACCAAAAAACTGCAAGCGGCAACGCTGGCGGTGTGCCTTCTGCTGGCGTTGTCGTCTTGTGGCTATCAAGGCTACACACGCTATCCATGCCAAGAGTTTGAGAATTGGGAAAATGATGAATGTAAGCGACCAAGGTGCGAAGCGCAAGGCGTCTGCACAGAGGACTTACTTGGAGACATTGTTAAACCACAGCCAAAATCGCCCTAGATACCAAAAACGTTTATCGCCTGAGGATATAAAAGCCAGGTTGATTTTGTTTATTGGCATGACTCTGTCGGTGGTGTTCTTGATCGTGACTCTTGGAATTACCTACGCGCTGATATTTGTGACTCAACCAGTAGCCGCTCAAGCGCCAAATGACGCAGCTTTTATTGACTTACTCAAAACGCTAGCCATTTTCTTAACTGGATCTTTGGGCGGTGTGTTGGCGTCCAACGGCCTAAAGGATAAACCGAGCAGCGACACGCCCAAAATCACGCCTAATCCTTGACCTTGTCAGACTATTGCTTCATTCTGTTATCAGGGAGCGAAGCACAGTAGCTCTCTGAACGGGAGCAATTATGTTAGTCACAATAGATATCGGCTGGATCATGTTGGGCTTTTTGGCTACAACAGTGTTGTTTTACACGTTAGGCGTTAACGCTGGTCAAGCCAATGGTTACATGCGCGGACGTGCCGCCGGTATTAAACTAGGCAAGCTAATCAAGGAGCAATCATGAGCTTCTTAGATAACTATGAAGGCGTTGCCGAAAGAATTAAGCGCTTTTGGGCAACCTATCCAACGGGCAAAATCCACACGTCGATCGTTGACGTCGATATAAAGTCGGGCTACATATTGGTTGAGTGCCGTATCTATAAAAAATATGAGGACGAGCAACCAGCAGGTATTGACTACGCCTTCGGCAATGTAGCCACCTACAACGTCAACATGAAAAAATGGTTTGTTGAGGACACAGTGACTTCTGCAATAGGACGCTGCGCTGGGCTGGTCTTAGGTACAGACACAAGACCAACACAGGAGAACATGCGTCAGGCCGAAAACATTGACGTACAAATGGTCAAGGAAAGTGCCGAGGACGTTGATCTCTGGGCTACCTCAATCAGTGAGGATCTAGTGCCAGCAGCTAGTGCAATCGAGCAGATCAAATCACAGCTTGGCGGCGTACAGGTAGCAGCTGCGCCGATCTGCTCACATGGTCACATGATCTGGCGGTCTGGCGACAAGAACGGCAAGGCTTGGGGCGGTTACATGTGCGTTGAGAAAACCAAAGCCAAGCAATGTGCGCCGCGTTGGTTCATGCTTGGCTCAGACGGCCAGTGGAAGCCACAGGTGTAGTCATGGGCGACTTTGAGATGATCAACCTGACAACAGGTGCGCGCTTGCGTATTGACAAAGACGGATCAGAGCTGCGAGATGAGGTCATTCCACCGGCAATCGAATGGTGCGATAAAGGCCAACACTATGCGCCCAAAATGGGCGGTCGTGATGATTACAACATTTTGTGGATTTGTCTGGCGTGCCAGCAATGATGATCAAAATGAAAATATCAGACGCAGACGAATGGGCAATACACAATCGAGCGGCTCACGTAGTTTTCTCGCTAGATGATCTAAGTCGAGTCCAGCGATATAACGCAAAGTTAAACAATTATGAACGAGTCACAGAGTACGCAGAGTCTCTGGGCGCTGAAATGGTTGTCGCCCGGTACTTTGGCCTTGATTATGACGTCAATGTCTCCAATGGCAAGCGCAATGCAGATGTGGGCAAAGGCATAGAAGTCAAGTGGACTAGTTACATAAACGGATCTCTTATAGTGTATCCAAACGATCGAGTAGATGATGTTGCGGTGCTTGTTGTTGGCAGGTCGCCTGAGTATTACATTGTGGGCTGGTTGCCGGTAAAGCAAGCCATGCAAAAGCAATTTAAGAATAGCCAGCAAGACAGCTGGTGGGTCAATCAAGACAGCCTCAATCCTATTGGCGATCTAGTAAGGAGCAGCTATGCGGCAACTCATATTTGATTGCTCGATCTGCGCAAAGATCTACGGTGACGGGCGCAGTTCGCACTTGTTATCTAAGGGCGCAGAGCTATCGCTTCATGAGTGGTTCAGCCAATGTTCGGGCTGTGGCTCATTTGGTATCAAGCTAGTTGATGAAGCATTGGTGCGAGACGAATGAAAACTGAAATCAAACACGTTTGCGATTGTGGTAAAACCTTTAACATTGACAGCGCAAGACCGTTGGTTGCTGTGACTATCCTGCAAGTCTCGATCAAGAACCATTCAGAGGATTGCGAGAAGGCCTGTGGATAACCTGTGGACAACACGCCCAAGCCTATGCTCAAAACCTGTGGATAACTCTGGCCTACTTGACTCGCTGGTGTACGCTGGAGCATACAAGTCGCAGGAGAAGTTATGACTTCCAGACAGAATGATTATGACTCTTTCAGTTTAATCATTAAAAGCAAAATAAAAAAAACTGTGTTGTTATCAGTAATCGCCAGCGCAGTAATAGGCCAAAGCTCTGCCTACGGCGTCGATTACCGGGACGCAATCAAACTTTATGCACACAGCCAGATAGTAAATGACAGCCAATATCAGTGCTTTTACAAGCTAATAACAAAGGAAAGTAATTGGCGAGTAAATGCAAAGAACGGTAGTCATTACGGTATTGGTCAAATGCGCAATGTTAAGTACAAGAACTTAGACGGTTTCAAGCAGGTCGATTGGTCTAAGCGATACATTGAGAACCGATACGGCAGCATGTGCAATGCTTGGCGCTTCTGGTTAAAGAATGGATACCACTGATGTCAACCAAGAGTGCGAGAGCTACTGGTGGAAACACTAGAGCTTGGCGCAAGATCAGAGAACGGATACTGATACGCGACGGCTATTGCTGCCAATACTGCGGCTCAGAAAATGCCACAACCGTTGACCACGTTATGCCTATAAGCAAAGGCGGCACTGATGAGCCTGACAACCTTGTCGCTGCATGTACTAGGTGCAACTATTCAAAGAATGACAAGGTAGGTCAGTTTTTTGGACAGCCTAGAACACCTCTGACTCTTCCTTTTCTGTTTTCACCGCAACAAGAGAGCACAAGTCATGACTAAGGCTGGACAGGGTCGTACAAGGGCGCTCAAGGCCGTTCCAGAGGCGATTAGAGATGAACAGGGAATTGCTCTGGAGTCTAAGCGTCTAATTGGCTCAGATCGCCCCAGAATTCACTCTGCGCTTAACGATTTGCCGTCCAGAGGCCAAGAAGTTATTGACTTTGCGGAGTCCATAGGCGTAAAACTCATGCCTTGGCAGAAGTTTGTCTTTGAACATGCCTTAAAAGTTAAGCCTGACGGACGGTGGAAACACCCGGTCGTTGTGATCGTGGCAGCCCGGCAAAACGGAAAATCAACAATCATGGAAATGTCGATCCTTGCCAGAATGTTTTTGTGGAAAGAACCTTTGCAGCTGGGCAGTGCTCACGTACTGACAACCTCACTTGAGACGTTTCGCCATATTGTCAACATAATCGAAAGCAACAAAAAGCTTGCATTGCAGGTCAAGAAAATCCGCTGGGCGCATGGGTCAGAGGAGATCGAGTTAAAGTCTGGCGCTCGATATGTGGTCAAAGCCGCCAACGCAGCTGCTCGCGGATTTGCCAAGCCTGAAACGGTGTACATGGACGAGACTCGACAGCTGAAAGACACTGAGGCTTGGTCTGCTATGCGGTACACAATGATGGCTGCAAAAAATCCTCAGCTCTGGACATTTTCAAATGCTGGCGATCAACACAGCTTAATTTTGAACCAGCTGCGCGATCGAGGGCAAGCAAGTGCGGCTGGATCTGAGGACGATATTGCTTACTTTGAATGGTCTGCATATTCGGACAAGATCACTGACGAAAAGAATTGGGTCGCAAGCAATCCTGCACTTGGACACACAATTCATGCCGACAATATCCGCGCGGTCTTAAATGATCCACCTGACGTCGTGCAAACCGAAGTGCTTTGTCGCTGGGTCAACACAATCAGCGGCGCGATACCGGCGAAAGAGTGGAACGAGTGCGGCGGCGCTGAGGTACATCTCGACGTCGAAAAGGTGACATGGTTTGGACTTGATCTTTCGCCGGATCGACGAGACGGGGCTTTGGTTGCAGCGCAGAAAAATCCTGACGACACTTTTATCCTCAAGCTGCTACACACTTGGCACAATCCGATTTCGCTTGACGATAAGGCGATCGCAAATGACATTGCGCCTTATGCTCGCAAATATCCTGTCGAATATGTGGCATTTAGCAAAAGGACAAGCTCTGCTGTAGCTGCTCGCCTTGCACCTGCTGGAATTCCAGTGATCGACATTGACGGCGCTCTTTACGGCCAGAGCTGTGATGAATTGCTGGGAGCGATTACCTCAAAACGGCTTATGCATGGAAAACAGGCAGAATTATCCAAGCAGATACTATCGGCCGTCAGATTACCAATGGGCGACGGCGGCTGGATTATCGGACGGCGCGCCTCAAGCGTTGCGGTTTGCGCAGCTGTTGCCTCAGCTCTGGCGACACACTTTGCGACACGCCCTGAAATGGAGATCGACATTTTCTCAGCCTAGGTGTATATGCCACCTTTACACTTAGCGCATGGGTCTATTTTCGCGCACTGTTACAACACAAGCGCCTGAGGCGACGGCGGACATTGAGGCGTCACTAGCGCCAGTAAATGTCACCAGCTCGCTTTACAATATCTACGGCGTTGCCGGTATTACAGCTTCACGCGTTGAATTTATGTCAGTGCCAACATGCGCTCGCGCTCGCAACATTATCTCGTCGAGCGTCGCTTCAATTCCGCTTAAAGTGCGCACAAAGCAAGACGGCGCAAGAGTTGAAACACCGCCAAAATGTATTAACCAACCAGATCCACGCGTGCCGGGCTTTGCGACTTACGCATGGCTTGCAGAGGATTTGCTTCTTTACGGTTACGGCTATATGAGAATTTTGGAAATCTACGCTGACACATATCGAATTCGCAGCGCAGAACGTATCGACCCAACACGCGTCACAATTAAAACAAATGCTAACGGTACAGAGATCGAGTATTACTGCGTTGACTCAATTCCTGCACCATACGAAGGCGTTGGAAGTCTTGCAGTTTTTTACGGCGTAGATGAGGGAATTCTTAATCGTGCCGGTCGCACAATTAAAGCTGGAGCAGAACTAGAACGCGCTGCAACAATGTATGCGCGCGAACCAGTGCCAACAATGGTTTTGAAATCTAACGGCACAGCATTGCCAGCAGATCGCATTGCTAAGTTGCTTGAGTCTTGGGGTCAAGCTCGTCGCAATCGCTCAACTGCCTTTCTCAATGCAGATGTTGAATTGCAGACGCTTGGTTTCGACCCTGAGAAATTACAGCTTAATCAAGCCAGATCCTACGTATCGACAGAGCTTGCCAGAGTCACTGGAATTCCTGCTTATTACGTGGACGCTGAGTCTGGATCGAGCATGACATACAGCAACGCAACTTTGGCGCGTCAATCGCTCCTGGACTTTTCACTTCGCCCAATCATGACGGCAATCGAGGAACGCTTGTCAATGACAGGCATGCCAAATGATTTTGTACCGGCAAGCCAAGAAGTTAAATTTGATTTGGACGATTACTTGCGCGGATCTGCAAAAGAACGTGCAGAAGTGTACAAAATTCTTTACGACATTGGCGCTTTGACTTCAGATGAAATCCGACTAGAGGAAGAAATGATCAGATGACATACAGCATACAAAAACCAATCAAAATGGACTTTTCAATTAAAGTCGAAGCTGCGGATTTTCCAAAGCGTGAATTGTC